GCATAGCATACTTCATAACATTACCCATACAAAAACCTTCGCCGTGTCCTGCGTCAATTATCATATCGGTTGCTTGGTATTTCCCAGCAGCATAATGTTCTTTGTAAGTGGCATCTATATAAGGTTTTATTATTTCATCTAATATAGTGTCTTCAGAATATTTATAATCTGTGGGAGTGCTCTTAATTCTAAGATTACTTTTTTGACTTTTAACTCTGGGATTACTTTTTTGAATAGCTTTATGTACAGCATCCCATTCTTCATCAGTAGCACTATCAATACTAATACTCATCCTCACCTCCAAGATTCAGGTAAAGTTTCTTCCGTGTACCATGTAAATTTATTCTTATTTGCCCATTCAGCATGTGATCTTTTAGTACCATCCTTTCTCCTTTTAGCTCCCGGCATAGGAGCTTCTGGTTTTTGAAATAGAAATACTAGTTCTGTATTTATAGGAAGAGATTTCCTTAACCATATATATTTGCTATATTCAGCATGGTCCCAAAACCTACCTTTAGCTTCCAACAAAATTGTTTTTAAACCTATTTGCTTTACAAAATCTATTTCGTAGGTTTTCTCCATAATATATTTAATGACATCCCCACGAAGATTCCAATTCTTCAGTGTGTTTTGGTGTAAAGAAAACTCCCACATACTGTCATAACCTTTCGGTATGTATCTCTTCTTGGGTCTAGGCTTCCTTGGTTTTCTTTTAGGCATCTAGTAATTCTTCGACCTTAGGTTCTCTTACAACTTTAGTTAAGTAAGTGATACCTTTAGAATATTTAAATGCCCTGAGTCCTTGACCATCATTTGAATCTTTATGGCATTCAAACTTATGAGCACAGTATCTACATTCTCTAGGAAGTCTGTAGTTACCTGAGGTTCCTTCAGGAACAGGATCATAGCAGAATTCCGGTGGGGTATCCGACTTAATAACTTTTTGTAAATCTTCTATTTTAAAGGGTATATTAGGTTTGTCAAGTTCATCTGGTTGAAATAAGGCTAATTCTCCTGTTTCTTTATTAATAGCAAGGAAGCCGCCATCAGTTGTTTCTTCTGAATGTTCATATCCTGCCAGTTGTGCCATGTATCCGAATGGATCATCATCTGGTAGGCTACCATCTCTAAACTTTTTAAAAGCAAACCCGGAAGCAGACTTAATATCTACTACCTCCCCGTCTATTTTACAATCCATGTGTCCCAAGATACCGCTTATCTTAACTTCCTTTTGCTCATCAGTTACTTTATGTCCTGATAATTCTGTCAGGAATAAAACAACTCTCTCTAGAATATGACCATATAGAAATTTAATAAGTACCGGAGAGGGTATTCCTTGAGTCTCCCTTTTAGAATTCATGTCATACCATAGTTGTCTTTTAGGTTTACCTATATTTGACATCCGTAAAGCAGGTTCTCTTTTTGATCTAGGTGTAAGCCAATCTTTAAGAGCTTGCTTCATAAATTCAGCAAACTTATCTAGATCTTTATCACACACATCTATAGTTTCTCCTTGACCTAGAACAGCTATGCGATCATAAATATCTTCTACAACTGTATCTAATTTCTTTGTCATATTTTATGCTCCACAAAATTTAAACTTCTGGTATCGGGATTAAAGCCAAGAAACTTTACACCTAATTTTTCCTGTACTTTTGTCCTAGTTTTTTTAAGATTAGGAGATCTCTCTTTATTATTGACATGCAAAGTTTTAACATCAATAAGAGTAATGTTTCCTTTTTTATCCATAGCTATCATGTCTACTGGCCCGGTACATCCTGAGTTTTGAAAGACTTCATACCCATGATCCCACAACCAAGTCACAGCATAGTACTCAGCAAAGTCTCCTTTTCTACTTTGATTATGGTTATTCATATAATTCCTTTAAAACTTGCAAATTATTTAATTCATTAATATGAAGATTGTAACAGTCTGTTCTAACCTTCCAATTATTAGAAGGATCTACCTCTCCTTTTTTCAAGAAGGTTGCTCTCTTAAGATAATCTTTCTTATCCATATAACCTAAGAGCCATCCTTCTGAGTAATCATACTTACTCCACTTCTTAGGAAGTATCCTTGTAAATACATATACATCACAGTCTTGTTTAGTATTGAGAGCAGCCACTGAACATTCATAGTGATCTCTAGGTGGAGTAGTTACCTTCTTACTCTTCACATCTATTTTAAATTTATTAAATATAATATCGTAGTCATAGGTATTAGATAGTTCTGTTCCTAGATAGTTCGCTGTAATAATTTCTCCAAGGAATCCTGTGATATTTCCTTTACCTTTCATAATAGAATTATTGAGCTTACCCATTTCAGTAGATAACTTCTTAGCACGATCCACATCTTCCTTTGTAATTCTAATGTGTTTCACTCCAATCACTCCCTACTTTATATTCACCAGTTAAAGGACAACGTAGATTAAAATGCTCTGCTGCTTCTTCTATAGCTTCTACACCTAGCTGACCTACTATATCTGCTTGGTCTTCTTGTACTTGTACCTGCCACTCATCGTGTATATTAGCAACAAAGGTAGCATTCAACTTATTAGCTTTAATCTTTTCATCTAAAAGTATCAGAGCTTTCTTCATTGCTATAGCGCCACCACCTTGCAAGAGACTATTAAGAGCAGCGTGTTCACTTCTAATAGCAATACAACGTCCGTCTATTCCTTTGAGGAACCCTCTTTTAGCTGCCTTCTGTACTCGTTTCGTAAGTGAGCCAAGTGAGGGTAGATTGCCGAGGAAACGTTCTTTAAGCTGTTTACCATTAGATCTACTTCCTCCAACCACTTTCCCAAGTTTTTCATCTCCTGCTCCGTATATGAAGGCATAGATGAAAGTTTTAGCCTTATCTCTTGATTGAATTCCTGCAAGTCTTTGGTTAACCGCATGTATATCTCCATTAAGGATTTCATTTATATACTCCTCGTCCTTCATGTAATGGGCAAGCATCCTTAATTCAAGTTGGGATGCGTCTATACCTACTAACTTATATCCATCAGGGACAGTCCAACAAGACCTACATTCCTTACCATATTGACTACCCATATTAGGAACTTGGGCAACGTTCGGTCCTCGATGACTCATACGATTTGTAATTGTCCCGTTGGATATAACCGTACCATGTACCCGGCCATCATCTTGTAACTCATCGAGCCATGATGATAACTGAGCTATCCTCTTCTGTAGTAATAAGAACTCTGAGATAAGTTTAGCCTCTGGTATATGTTGTACCTTTTTAAGAGTACCCTCATCTACAATAGGCTGTCCTGTCGGAGTAAATTTTTCTGGCTTCCATCCTAAATCTTTAAGATGTTCTCCAATTTGTTTACGTGATCCAAGATTAAATACCTGTAGTTTCTTTCTCATAAATGGTTTTATACTTGAAGGCCACGCACAATTGAATCCTGCATATTCTTCTTTAGTCAGTCCTCTCTTAGAGAGAGTACCATCTTTTTTAATATAAGGAGTGACCAACTTATCGTCTACCCATTTAGGTTTAAAGGTTTCTTTTACCTCATCTTCTACTTCAGATATTCTAGTCTTTAACTTAGCAAGGAATGTCATAGCTTGGCGTTCATCAAAAAAGAATCCCGCCTCTTCTTGAGCATTTATAATCTTAGTTACATCCTGCTCTATCTCAATAGACTCTTTACTAAAGTTAGTACCATCTCTTAATAGCTGGTTGTAGACTAGTTCGTTAAGGCGAACATCTTGAACACAGTAGTCCATCATATTAGGAGTATAACTATCAAATGTTTCAGGCTGTTCTTTCTTAGGATAGCCTACTCGATACCCCCACGTTTGTAGGCTATGTCCGTTCTCTTGAACCGGGTTAAACAATCGTGACATTACAAGAGTATCTTCAATATCTGCCTGTAGTTTTATATTAAATAGTTTTTCTACTACTGGAATATCGAAGCCTATAATGTTATGTCCGATTAATACATCGGCCCGTTGTAGTAACTTAACTCCTTCTTCAATGTTATCTGGATCAAACTTATAAACATCTCCACCTAGTTCTTTAGCTACTATACACCATATCTTAGTCGCATCTAATCCATCAGTTTCAATATCGAATACAACTTTAAAAGGACTCGTCTTCATTATCAAAAGTCTCCTCGTCTGTCACTTCATACAGCCGACCAGTTTCTGAATCATATTTTAAAGCACAGGCTAATCCAGTGTCTCCTGTATATCTAGACTTTAGTACACGAACTCTAGTAGTGTTGGCCTCTTCTTCATTGTTTGCCTGTTGGTTGCGCTCTAGTGCAATGACACAATCTGAAAGCTGTGCTATGCCCTGAGAGCCTTTTAAATGACTGAGAGATACTTGGATACCCTTCTCATGCCCACGCTCTCCAGCAGCCCTGCGTAGGTGTGATACAAGTAACATACCTACACCAGTTTCTTCTACTAAACTTCGTAATCTATTCATCAAAGAATCGATACCTCGCCTCTCATCTCCCTCACTAAGTACATTAACTAGCATGTGTAAATGGTCAACGATGACCCACTTACATTCGCATCCTATAATAATGTATCTTAATTTAGAAAAGAACTCTTCAATATCCGTTACTCCTAAGTGCGAGTGAATAAACACTCTACCCTTTTGAATGATTGTATCGAATAGTTTTGATAGTTCCTCATCACTGTAGGCTTCTCTCTTTTCTTTGAGATACAGTCTATCGTTAGCCTCAATAGATATTATACCGTCAGCGGTTCTGTATTTATTTTCTTCAAGGGCAATGATTCCTATATTATCTTTGGTCTGTTTGATTAGCCAGTGTTCTAATTCTCGTACAACACTGGACTTTCCAAGTCCCGTTCCACCCGTAAAGGTAACAAGCTCTCCCTGCCGTAAACCAAAAAGTTTTTGATTCAAACCTTCCCACGGGAAAGATATACTTTCTATTTCTTTACGGTGTAACCATTCATCTTTTAAGCTGGATAATTCTACAATACCTGAGGGCGTATAAGTTTTAGCTTCCCACCAAGCATTAGTGAATTCCTGAAACTTTTTATTACGCAGCATATCATTGGCATCTTTATAGCCATTGGGGAATGACATTATCTTTACTTTCCCCGGCCTAAGTATACCAGCTACTTTTTTAGCAGCCTCATTACCTGCCTTATCATTATCAAAACAAAGAACTATATTTTGAAATGACTCAACAAATTCTATGCTCTCCCGTATATCTTTAACTGCTCCAGCAGCCCCACGTTTCAGAGATACAACAGCCCATTTTCCTTGGAACATTTCACTAACTGCCATTGCATCACATTCTCCTTCTGTAATGGTCAGGTATTTAGCTCCCTTTGAATTGAAGAGTTGCTCTCCAAACAAACCAGTTCCTTCAAATGTACCGCCCGTTACAAATCCTTTATTAGCTACGTGTCTGGTTTTAGTACCGACGATTTCTGTGCCATTAAAATATGGGTAAATATGTTGGGCCATTTTCCCATCAATTAATACACTACGAACTCCGAATTTTGTAGCTGTCTCTTTGGATATGCCACGATCTGATAAGTCATTAAAAGATCCTGCATAAGAATTAAGGAAGGTATTTTTAGGGGCTTTGAATTCAACTATGGTATCTTGATCTGTTGCTTCATCGTACTTAGGGAATCGGGTCTGACAACTAAAACACCATGCTGATCCGTCATCGTTCAAACCTACAGGGTCTGATCCACCGCACTTGGGACAGGGCAATTTAGTTTTAACAAAATTTCCCATACTGTCTCCTATTAAAAGACTAGGCATTCTATTAAAGACTTCATAGAATGCCTAGCCAAGTTTTACTTAGACTCTACTACTTCGACTTCCTCCTCTACCCTAGCCTCTTCACATTGAGCCAATGTATTACCTAATGAATCTCGATATACATTGTTTGCAACAGCTAATGCCTTAATAATAATATCGACTACTGAAACTGTACGAATAATTGCATCGCTTTCCAATTTAATTTTTGGATTTTTTATATCGTCAGTTTCATATGTTGATACTTCTTGCTTTTCGTTTTGAATACTAATCTTCATAGTTAGAATTCTTCTCCGTCTTCAAAGAACTCAGAGCCGTCATCGTTTTTATAAGGTACTAAATCTAAAACTTGAACAGCTTGTAAATCTAGTCCGATATAAGTACCAAACTTTCCTTCTCCTGAGTACTCATTATATTGCACCCTAACTTTAGAGCCGTTACCAACAGCTACCTTGAGTTCAACCTTATTAGAATCTAACAATCTAGGTGCTGGTCTAACTCTACCGTTAGGTCCGTTTACTTTACGCTTCACAATAACTGCTGGACCTTCGTCCATTTGTTTTACGTTGTGTCCACGAGAAGCAAACTCATTTGCTGTATCGTCATCGACTACAACATTAACTGTATATACAGGCTCAAACCTTGTATTAGGTGTTGTTATACTAGCCCAATATGCGGTCCCTTCTATAATTGCCATACTCTCTATCTCCTAAGTAATGTTAAATTTAAATGTCATTTCACAATTTGCAAAAGCATTATCTGATTCTTCAAATACTAATGCGCCTACATATTTTTGTACAGCATTAACCAATGACTGACTAGCTGTTCCTGATTCTGCATTCTTAAAATTTGTTACTCCTTCTGTTGTTATATCAAACCACACTTTAATATCCTGCCTACTAGTAGCATTAATGTTTTGAAGTCTTCTTTGTAGATCAGAAAGAAGTTCTTTTCTATTTAAGGCTTCAGTAGGGGCTGGACATTTCGCTAATGATTTATCTACAGGCTCACTTATAGATTCATTTACGGGTTCTTCTTTAAGTATGGGTTCATTTACTAAGTCTTCCTCTCCAAATAATACATTGTGATTGAACTGAATACTAGAAACTTTATTACTTAGTTCTTGTATCATTAATAAAAGAGAAGACACTTCGTTATTTAATTCTCTAGAACGAGAAGCCATCATAGCGTGGTCTTTTGATGCATCAACACTCAATGTTTCAACCCGGCCTTCGACTTTCTCTAAGTGTTCAGAAACTAAATTAGTTTGTTCCCCTACTATATTGTTTAAGCTAACTAAATCTTGATTGATTTCATATGACCTTTGTAATGAATAATCAATTCTTTCTGATAGAGCGTTGTCTATTTCTTGAAAGCTATCAGTTACCTTTTGATATTGAGTAACGGCTTTTCTTTCTACACTATCTATCTGTTCTGAAATCCTTGGACTCAGAATATAGACTGTTGCTGATGCTACTAGTATCGCTACTAATGTAGATACCGCTAATGTTTGTACTACTGTTAATAAATTTTTCATGCTATCTCCTTAACATTAAACGTTTATTTAATTTTTAGAATCTCGAAGTACCAGTTTTATTGCTCCTTTATTTTCGATAGTGCTCCTTAATTGTCTAAGTTCTGTTAAATCTATATCTGGAAAAGTCCAGAATTTTTTATCTTTAACTCTAGTGGCTTTGAATATATTAGTAACAACTTCCATTGTTACCACCGCATCGACAACTTCTTCTATAGTATCTTGATATGTCTTCATTTTAGTTTGCTGATTGTCAATCATCACATCTAATATGAATTCATCCACAAGTTATTATTATTTCTTTGGATCTGTTTTCGTTTATCATTGAACTCATCTAGTTCTCCTACTGTTGAAATGTGTGGATATTTTTTTAAAATCTTCATTATCCACTTACTTGTCATATAAGATAAGCGTATACATCTATGCTCC